GATATAGTTTTAGATCCATTTATGGGAATTGGAAGCACTCAATATATGGCACTAGAAATGGATAGAAGAAGTTTAGGAATTGAATTAAAAGAAGCATATTTTAATCAAGCTAAACTAAATCTAGAAACATTAGAAGAAGAAAAAGCAAAGATTAAATTAGAACAATCTTCTTTATTTAAAGGAATGGATTCAAAAATATATGAATAAAGGAGATTGAAAATGTTAGAAAAACAAGTTGAAAATAAAATAAAAAAATGGTTGGAACAAAACAATCACTGGTATTTTAAAGTACATGGTGGAGCATTTCAAAAAACGGGAGTACCTGACATTATAGCTTGTATAAATGGTAAATTTGTAGCTATAGAAGTTAAAAGAAGTGATGGTGGAATTGTTTCTGAATTACAAAAAGCTCAAATACAAAAGATAAAAGATAGTGGCGGGTTGGTTGGAGTAGCTCACAATATGGAAGAGTTTTGGCAAATATTAAAAGATGGTGGGTTGATATGATGCTATACCAATATCAAAAAAACTTACTGGATAAAAGTTTAAAAAACTATATATATCCTTTAGGAACTGGAACTGGAAAGACAATATTATCAATCCATCATTATTGGAAGCATGCACAAAGTAAAAGATTAATTATAATAGCACCAGCTCAGAAAGTTAAAGAAGGTGGATGGGATAGAGAAATTAATAACTTTAATAAATACTATGGGACCAATATAGATTATGAAGTTATTAGTTATGGGAGATTAAAACATGTGGAAGGAAACAAGGATACATATTTGATTTTTGATGAGTGTCATTACATTAAAAATTATAAAAAGTCTCAAAGAAGTAAACTAGCTTTAAAACTATGTAAAGCATCTTATGGTTTTTGCTTACTTAGTGCAACACCAGCATCAAACGGATATCAAGATTTAGGAAATTATATGGCTATATTTGGAATTTATGCTAGTGGTTATTCTTATGAAAAAGCTAATGCAATAAAGAAAATGAACTACATGGGATTTTATGAAATAGTAGATTGGAAGAACAAAGAATACATTGATAAATGTTGGAAGGCCATTAGTAGTATAGCCCTTAATAAAAATGATTGTTTGGATTTACCAGATTTAGTATTTGAAGAAAAGTATTTTGCAGCTGGTGATGAATATGTAACTATAAAAAAAGATAGAGTTTTAGGAGATGAATTATATGATAGCTCTCCAAAATTTATAGCTGGACTTAGACAGTATGCTGGATTTAATGAAAAACTAGAATATTTAAAAGAGTTTAGAGAATCAACAGATTCTAATATCTTAATTTTCTATAACTTTAAAAAAGAAGCTGAAGCTATAAAACAGTTAATAAAAGTAGATTATGAAGTCAGTGGCTCACTAAGCAAAATACCTAAGTTTGAAGATTTTAAAAATCTAAAAAACAAAACTACTCTTGTACAAATTCAAGCAGGAGGAGCAGGTATAGAACTTCAATATAATTCAGAAGTAATATTTTTTAGTCCTACTTGGAGTTATCAAGACTATGAGCAAGCTATCGGTAGAGCTTATAGGATAGGTCAAAAAAACAAAGTAACAGTTTATAAGTACATTGGACTAGGGACAATAGAAGAAAAGGTTTATACAAGGTTAGATGACAAAAAAGACTTTGTAGATAAATTATTAAGTTTAGAAGATTTAGGAGGATATGAATGGAACAAGAAAAGATAGTATCACACACTCCAGGAGAGAGTGTAACACAAAACAGAAATAAATATCTTGGTGGAAGTGATTTACCAGCACTGTTTAATGTAAGTCCTTTCAAAGATTGCTTTACTCTAGCAAGAGAAAAAGCTGGAATAATCCCTGCAGCTTTTAAAGGAAACGAATACACTAGATATGGTCAATTATTAGAACCACAAATCAGAGATTATATAAATAGTATTTATGAGCTTAAATTTAAAGAAAACACAAATATCAATGAAGATTTAAGACTTAGATCTAACTGTGATGGATTGGATAAAGATGCAGGATTACTATTAGAGATTAAAACCAATGCTGGAGACAAGACAACATATGAAGATGTATATGATTATGTGTTACAAATGCAAATGTATATGTTTCAATTTGATGTTGAAAAAGGTTATCTAGTTCAATATAAAAGACCTGAGAATTTCTGGAGTGGATTAAATTATGAAACACAGCACACAGATGATTACTTTAATCAAGACTTTGATCCTGAAAGAATTTCAGTCATGGAAATAAAAAGAGACGATAAATTAATACAACAAATATTATCTAAAGCAGAGAAATTTTGGATCGATGTTGAAAGATTAAAACAAAATCCAGAGATGAATGAACAAGAGTTTTATTTTGGAGATAATTTAGTAGAGTACAACGATACCATTAACAAATTATCAGTTCTAGAAAAAGAATTAAACAGACTTAGTGAAATGGAAAAAGAAGCTAAGACTCAAAGAGAAATATTATATGGATTAATGGAAAAAGTAGGAGTTAAAACAATAGTTACCGATACTCTTATGATTACAAAAGTAAATCCTACTACAACAAAAACTATTGATTCTAAAAAATTAAAAGAAGAGATGCCTGAAATAGCAGAACAATATACAAAAGTTAGTAACAAAAAAGGTTATGTAAAAATAACAGTTAGAGCAGATAAAAACATAGTGGAAGAAATTAAGGAAGAAATAACAAGTAATAAAAATATTGATAATAGTAAAAAGTCAGCACTTGCTGCATTAGGATTATAAGGAGGATAAGATGATTAAATTACCAGTAAACGAACCAAAAATAGCAGATATTACACCAAAAAGCTTCTTAATATGGGGTGAATCAATGTCAGGAAAGACTTATTTAGCAAGAGAATTTGATAGTCCATTAATAATTAATACTGATGGAAATGCTACAAAAGTAAATACTCCATCTGTTGCAATTAAAACCTTTGCCGAGTTTGCAGAAGTTATAGAAGCTCTAAAAACTGAAAAACATACATATAAGACAGTAATTATAGATTTGATAGATGATATTGAAACTATGCTAACAATTCATATATGTGAAGCAGCAAAAGTTGAATCATTAGCAGATATTCCTTTTGGAAAAGGTTATGCTAAATTCAATGCGGTATGGAAGAAATTAATGATTGAATTAACTCAAATGAATATGAATGTAATATTTATATCACATTCAATAGAAAAATCTGAAAATAATGGGCAAACAATGTATCAAGCTCCTAGCTTAGGACAAAAACCATTAAATGCTTGTATGGGTAGATGTGATTTTTCAATCCAAACTAAAAAGATTGGAAGCAACTATATAAGAATATGCACAAATAAAAGAGAAGCTTACAAAGAAGATGATATAAAAGACAAAAAGATTCTGGGTATTTTAAAAACAGTAAAAGGGGTTTTCGAAATAAAACCAGCAATTAAACAAGTAGCAACAAAAAATAATGAAAATATAGCTAAAACAACAGACAATACAAATAATATAAATAAAGATGGAGGTAACAAATAATGAGTATAGCAGATATCATGGCGGAATTAGAAGCACAAGATTGGAAAGCAGGAGATAAGGAAACAGACTTTTCTGTTCAAGATGGAGTTTATGAAGGAGTTATAGAAGGACTTGAATACAAGGAAAATGAAAAAGGTACACAATGGTTTTCATTTTCAGTAAATTTAATAAATGAAAATAAAAAGTATTTTGCAAATGTATACTTTAGTGGAAAAATGGCAGCTATGAATTTAAAAAAGTTTATAAATATAATTTATAACTTAACAGGAGAAGCATTAACATCGTTAGACTTTGCAAACGAGGTAGCTTTGGCACAAAGACTAAATGATGAACTTATTGGAAAAGATGTAGTTATAGAATTGACAACTAAAAAAGAATTTCAAAACTTCAAGTTTATTTTCCAAGAATAATAGGAAAAAATAAAAAGGGAGAGTTTGACTCTCCCTAATATTCTATGAAAGGAGGATAAATAAATGAGAAGTGATATAGTTGGATTTTATGACTTTGAAGTTTTTATGTGTGATTGGTTAGTTGTCATAATAACTACTCAAGACGAAGAAATAATAATACACAATGATCCAGAGCTATTAAAAAAGACAATGAAAAATATAAACTGCTTAATTGGATTCAACAATCATAACTATGATGATTTGATTTTAGCAGGAATAATATCAAGAAATATGACACCAGGAGAAGTATATAAACTATCTCAAAAAATTATAAATGGTGAGAACACAAGCTTTTATAAAAAAATAGCTAATCAATTGCCAACTTACGATACTAAGCAAGAGCTTCCGCCAGGTGTAAGTTTAAAAGAAATAGAGAGTAATATGGGTATGAACATTATAGAAACACCAATTTCTTTTAACTTAGATAGATCATTAACAGATACTGAATTAATGGAAGTAATTAAGTATTGTAGACATGACGTAGAGACTACAAAGAAAGTATTCAAATATAGAAAAGATTACTTTGAATCTAAAATTGACATCTGCAAAGAATTTAATTTATCAAAATTAGATTCTAAAAAGACAAGAGCAAACCTTGCAGCTAAAGTTTTACAATGTAATAAATCTAAATTACCAACACAAGCAAGGTTAAACAAAGATAGAATGTTATTCACTATAACTGATAAGTTAAGAAAAGAGAATATTCCACAGCCAATTTTAGATTTTTATGATGATATTCAAAAAAGATTTCTGGCCGGTGAAGATTTTAAAGAACTGGAAAAAGAAAGTTTAATATATAACTTATGTGGAGTGGATCATACTTATGCTTTTGGTGGACTGCATGCAGCAAGACCTAATTTATTCTATGAAGGTAACATGCTAATGGTCGATGTTGGAAGTTATTATCCTAGCATGATTATTAATTTTAATTTTATGTCTAGAGCTTCTGAGCATCCTGAACTATATAAAAACTTATATGATACTAGAATGGAATACAAAAGAAATAAAGATCCAAAGCAACAAATATATAAGATACTTTTAAACTCAACATTTGGAGCTTTAAAATCAGAGTTCAATGATTTATATGATCCTGTTATGAGTAATAATATTTGTATAAATGGGCAACTATTATTAACAGATTTGATAGTATCACTTAAAGATTATTCAAAAATAATCCAAAGTAATACGGATGGAATTTTATTAGCATATGATGATAATGATTTACCAAAAATTATAGAGTTATGTAAAGAATGGGAGCATAATTATGGATTAAATTTAGACTATGACTATGCAGTAAAAATAGCTCAAAGAGATGTTAATAACTATATCTTAAAAGTTAAGACAAAAGATGGTTACAAGTTAAAAGGAAAAGGATTATTTGCAAATCATGCAGGTGGAAACTTTGAAAAAAATAATCTCACAATTATAGATATGGCACTAAAAGCTTATTACATGGATGATATTCCAGTGGATAGATTTATATTATCTTTAATAAAAGAAAATAATTTAATGCCATTTCAGCAAGTAGCCAAAATGGGTGGAACATTTCATCATGTAGAAACAGTTATAAATGGTGAAGCTATCGAACTACAAAAAGTTAATAGAATATTTGCAACTTGGAAAAAAGAATATGGTTCTATTTATAAAGTAAAAATAAAAGATGAAGTTGAAACACGTTCTAAGATTCCAAATTCAGCAGATAGAGTTTATATTCACAATGAAGAAATTGAGAAATTAGACAAAAGCATTTTAGATTTAGACTATTATAGAAAACTGATAGAGAAGAACAAATTCACAGATAGAAAGGTGGTATCATGGGAACTAGACCAAAATATATAGAGTTAGAACCTGGGACAAGTAAACCCAAAACATCATTTGATGATTTTGTTTATGACATATCTAAAATATCAGATGCTGCCTTTTTAGTTCCTGAAGATGTTGTAGTAGTCGACTTTGATCATGTTGATGATTTATGGAAAGAAATACTAAATAAATATCCAACTAGAGCAATAAAGACTACTCGTGGAGCTCACTTATACTATAAGATTCCAAATGGATTAAAATTACATAACAATATTAACATTATGACTTACTGTGGTTTAAATGTTGATTATAAGACAGGATTTGGAAAGAAAAAGGCATCAGCTAAGGTAAAGGTCAACGGAGTTGTCAGAACGATTTTAAACGATACCACAGTTGATAATTTAGCTATTTTACCTATAGCGTTATATCCTATCCCAGCTGCTAAATATAATTTATTTGGATTAGATGATGGTGATGGAAGAAATCAAGCTATTTATAAGCATATAAAAATACTGCAAGATAACAATGTACTTGAAGAAAACATAATAGAACTTGCTGATTTCATAAATAGTAAAGTGTTTAAAACTCCATTAACAGATGATGAATTAAGACCAACGATAGCCTCAGCATTTAAAAAATCAGATAATGAAGAAATAGAATTATATTATTCTGATGAAAAAGGAAATAAGAAATTAGATATATTTGCTGTTGCAGAGTATGTTAAAAAATTGTTTCAGTTAAAAATTTATAATGGTAGATTCTATTTTCTTAAAGAAGACAAAGACGGAAAGAAGACATATGTTGGAAATGATGGAACAAATAATATTTTAAGAGAAATATTAGAACAGATGAATTTAAAGTTAAAAAAGTCACAGGATAATGAACTTCTGCATCAATTAACTAAAATAGCAGACATCGAGCCTAACAATAATAATTATCCAATAAAATTAAACAATGGATTTATATTGGATGGAGCAGACATCTTACATATGGATACAGTATTTACACCATTTAATTTAGATGTAGCTTATGATCCTGATGCAGAATGTAAAGATGTGGATGATTATATTGAATGGTTTTGTAACTATGATAAAAGTTTAATTATGTTGTTTGAAGAAATGTTAGGACATATTCTAATGACTTCTAGCTTTCCGCATCATGTATTTTTCTTTGTTGCAAATAGTGGAAAAAATGGAAAATCAACAACATTAAATATGATATCTAACTTTGTTGGAGAATTACATAGCTCGGTGGCCCTGGAAGAATTTGACAGATCTGAAAACTTGTTTGCAATAAATGGAAAACTTGTAAACTGTGGAGATGATATAGATGCTTCACTCATAGAAAAGTCAAGAGCAGTTAAAACTCTTGCAGCAGGAAATGAAATACTTTGTAGAGCATTGTATGAAAACCCAATAAAAATGAAGTCTGTTGCAACTTTAATTTTTACTTGTAATGAAATGCCAAATTTCAAAGATAAATCTGGTGGAATAGCAAGAAGAGTTATATGTTTTCCTTGTGATGCAGTTGTAAAAACTATAGATATGAAAATAGACCAAAAACTATCAACACCCGCTGCTAAATCAAGAATACTTAATAGGGGCTTGAATGGAATGAAAAGAATTATAGCTAATGGTGGAGAGCTTACCAAGAGTGAACTTGTTAAGGAGCTTACAGATAGATATTTAACTGAATCTGATAATGTTAAATTATTTATTGAAGAGTATGGAGAAGATTTTATTTTAAATGACATAAAAAATGATACTTTTGGTAAGATTTATGTTTGTTACACCATGTTTTGTAATGAAAGTGGTTATGGTGCATTAAGTAAAAAGAGATTCTCTCATAAATTAGAAGCTCTTGGTTTTGAAACTTATAAAAGTAATGGTGTTACGAAAATTAGAAAAAAGACACATGGCTGGATTAAAGTTAATGATGAAAAAAAGGGATAGATTAATTAAAAAAGGGATAGATGAGGGATAGATTTAGGGAGCGATTGTTGATAGTTTAGTATTGACAATAAAAGGAAAGGGATAGATGGGATTTATTTATTTATACTTTTTTATTAAAAATATATAAATATATATAATATATAAATAAAAGAAAAAAAAAGATATAGAGTGAAAATCTATCACTTTTATCACTTTTCCTTTAATACCAATGTAAAACTAAAAAAATCTATCCCTTAATCGCTCCCTTATCTATCCCTCGATAAAAAAATCTATCCCTTTTTTATAAAAATAATTTTGGAGGATAAAAAATGAGTTTAGGAAAAAGAGTAAAAGAATATAGAGTAAATAATAATATAGATCAAAAGGAATTTGCTAAAAAATTAGAAGTCACACAACCTTATTTATCACATTTGGAATCTGGAAAAGTTGAAGCTAGTGAAAGACTTAAAAATAGAATATTAAAAATAATTGAAATTGAATCTCAAGAAAATGTTGAAACTGTTGAAACAGATAATGTTAAATCTCCAAAGCATTATATGCTTTTGGTGATTTAGGGATTGAAGTAAAAGATGTCATTTTTGAAGTTGTAAAAGACATGAAAGGTTCTGAAGCTGTTTGTGTTGGAAACATTTTAAAATATGTAATGAGAGCTAGAAAGAAAAATGGAATTGAAGATTATCAAAAAGCTTATGAATATCTAGGGTATTTGTTGGAGGAGCTATGCAAAAAATAAGAGTTACTCACAAAGACGGAGATATGCAAGGAATTACACTTATGTATTTAATTAATAAGTACTTGAAAATTAATCGGGATCTTTGGGATAAAGAAGACATGATTCTTAACAGATATTACAAAGCTATACTAACTAGGACTATAAAATCATCAGATAAAATAGTGGATAGATTTAAAAGTCAGATTAATTATCATGTTGAAAAAGATGTTATCAAAATCTTAGATGAAGTATTTACTGCTTGTGAGCACAAAGAAACAGGAGATAATTTGGAACTTCTTAGGACTATGTTTCTAGTGATAATGATGCTTGGAACTATTAACTCACACAAAAAAAATATGATAGGAGTAGTTCTGAAATCTATGATAACTGATGTATTTAATGCATTTGAGGATTTTAAAACTATGTGGCTTAGAGAAGTTGATGACACTGTTGCGAGACTGGAGGAAGCTGGTGCATGTTGATGATAAAGAATTATTTGCTGCTTTAGTTTTAGCTATTATTTCAAGGAGGGATCCTATGAGAAAATTTAAAGGAATATATTTTTATATAAACAATTCAAGAGTTGAGAAAACTCAGG